CTCAATTTGCTTATATAGGGTTTTTAACAAATCTTGCGATGTTTTGAGATCTTCTTTTGCAAGTGCTATTTTATCTTCGTCACCAGAGATTAAAGCAAAATTGAGCGCCTTTTGTTTGTCTTTTTCAGCGCTAATTGCCTTTTCAATTCCTAAAGACTCTTGCATCTTTTCAATGCTGGACTCGAATAATCTAATTTCGTTTTCTCTTATGCCGGCAGCAAGCTCTACCTTGTTACTAAGGTCTTCAGCGTGCTTAAGTTCCTCTTTCATGAGGGCGTTGGATTTTTCCAGACTGGCAAGGCGCCTTTCAGCGGCGTCAGCGATTGCTTGTTGCTTTGCTAATTGTTCTTCTGGTGTAATATCGTCTGCCATTCTCTAGTCCTCTATGACTTAAACGGCCATATTAATCCCGTTGTTTTCTCAAAGTTTTTAATAGCCTTGTCCAACTTTATTTTAGATTTGTAAGTCCTGGGATCATCCAGCCCAAATTTCTTGGCTGCGACCATAAATTGTTTTTCGTTTCCTAGGGCTCTGGCATAAGAAGCTATTTCTGATTTTGTGCCTCGAACTTGAAAGTTCGGCAGGGGTCCTGCGCTTATGTTATACGTTCCAAACATCTTTCCCATAATCATTTTGGTCACTCCACCAAACATCCTCAACCAACTTTCGGTTAAGAGATCATTTTTTGCTGCTCCCAAATCAATGATTTGTTCAGAAAGCTCATCTTCATGAAGATTTTCCACTATAAATTCCTCCAGGCACAATTATCTCTTATAAATAGTCTCATAATTTAAAAAAAAAGACTACTTTCGTAGTCTTATACTTATCTTTTCGTGCGAGAGTTTGAAGTGGCTTTTTTCATTTCCTCGCTTTCCTTCTTAAGTTGATCTGCTAATCTAGTAACAAACCACCTTCTCAATCCAACTGGCAGACTGTATGCCTCGATGAAACTCCATCCGCCATAATATTTTAAAAAGAAGAACTCTTCATAAACGCTCTTCATATAGTCATCACTTAGGCCAAAAAAACTCCGCGGTCAGCGGAACCTCCATTTCCGTTTCTGTAAGGCACTCCTCGCAGAAAAACTTCTGTGTTAGATCAACATTCGGAACTGATTTACCATAAGTCTTCCTTAAATGTCTTGAGTCTGTGGCGGGCATATTATCAACAAACTTAGAAATTGTATTTCTATCTGTGTGCCCATTGACAGATTCGATAAACATTTTGAACTGTGAGGTGAGATTATGCTCGCCAAGCCCATGTTTGTTTTTTGTTTGCTGCATTTTTACTAGTGCAGTCTCGTCTCTGCCTGTCAACATCTTAGCCTCAACGACGACATTAGATTTTGGCAAAGTAATAAGTAAAGTGCCATTATCTGTTAATTCTGCACCATGAGATGCGCAGTTGTCTGGTCCATTAATTTCTGCTATTGCTAAATTAAACTCATGTCGAGATGAGTTTGCACAGACTGGACATGTCACGGTTGTCTCATATTCTGAACCGTATCCCGTTTGCCTAGTCGCAATAATAATTGCATTTTTGTCTCCGACCAATAGCTGGTCTGGCTTGATTGTCTTGTCCGTCATGACGTTTTCTAACAAGCGATCAATTGCTAATCCCTTCTTCAAAAGAGATTTCGATGTTAAAATGTCCTCGTCTTTCGCCGTCATATGGCGGATTTCAACAGTTTCTTTATTGTGCAACGAATGACCTTCTGGGTAAAATTTTCCTTGAGAAGGCAGTTCCACAAACTCAGTTGGCGTTGCGAAATCAAGCGTTCCTGGGGTTGTTTCTGTTGCGTCGATTGGGGGAGCATCAGCGGCTGGCTGGTTCGTTCCAATTCGATCTTCGTTATTTCGTGTAGACACTTATCACCTCATAATTTATGTGTACTATAAGTATATAGGTATTTTTTATAAATGTTAAGGAAAAAGTTTATGGCTAGAACGTGCTACTCTATTTTGGCCCAGGTTTTGGCCCAGGGCCGAACGGGGTACCCGATCTGGACATTTCGGCATAATCATATCGAATAGTAATTGAAATTTCTACCAGATCCTCGGAACCATAATCAAGAGATCCAAACTCTACGTTTTTGATCCAAGCATTTTCGAGAGTCCACTCTTCAATGACATCTGACTCGCCTCTTCCAATTTGTTTTATATACACAGTACCAAGAGCATCGCATGCATCACTCTTAGTTACAACATCTGCCGTGGCCTCCTCTCGGCTCCATGGAAGATTGTATCCGGAGTGTTGCAGGATGGCCATCAACGTCGCTGATGCGTCTGGAGAGGCTGGATCAACCATTGTGACTGTGATCTCGTTCCAAGTTACTCTGCCTGGGTAATAGTAAGTGTGATTAAGAAACTGATGCTCTGTTTCCGATACCTCAAAACCTGGTTTATCGGCTGTTTTGATAATATAATCAATTCCCCAGTTAGAGAAGTTCATTAAGTATTTAAAACTTCTTTTTGGTTCTAATGTTCTTTCGCTCCAGAATGCCATTTTTTAATTTATCTCCTTGTTACTATTCTAAATAGTGTCTATAAAAAATTACCTTTGAATTAATCTTCAAATGCCGCCCCGTCATTCGTAATTACGAAATCAAGTGCGATGAACTCAATTGCCTTTGCAGGTTTGAGCATGATCTTTGCATACATGATATTTCTATCAATAAGATCTGGGGTTGTTGTCGACTCATCAAGAACAACTCGGAAATCAGATAGACCCAAGCGAGTTCTGATTGATTTTAAGAATGGCTCTGCTTGTCCTCTAAATCTCTCCCACGTAGTGGTTACATTTTGATCGAACAAGAGTGTTGCTGCCATTCTAGAAATTTCTTTCTTTACATGGATCATCAATCGACGAACATTGATTCTATCAAGAGCAGAATCAGTTGATTGAAGCGTCTTTTGGCCGAAGATAACAATGCCCTCTGCAGGGAATGTTGCAATCGGATTAATGTCAGCCTCATAAAGCTTATCTCTTTCTTCAGAATTAAGTCTTTGGCGAACACCTACGACTGGAATACCTGCGGCGCCATCTGTGAGGCCTCCGCGTGTGAAGCCGGCTGGAGCAAACCAAAGCTCAGTCTTTCTCTCCGAGCTAGCCATTGTGCCCAGGGCAGCAATGGAAGGTGGCATCCAGATGGTTCTGTTAGAGATCGTATCTCTTGCCTGGACCCATGGATAGAAAGCACAACCATAGCTGGAATTAAGCCCTCTAGAGAGCATCGAAGATACTGCAGTGTCTACGGTACCAACATTTGATTGGTCTCCATTTGTATTCTCTACATTTGTACTGAAGTCGTTCTCGATATCAATGATAGCAAGAGCGTCTCCGCGGCCTTCGCAAGTACTAATCAAGTGATTTGTAATTTGAGGCTTGGAAATACCAGGTACCACTGCAAGATTAAAATCAATAACCTCGGGATCTGAACAAGCATCAATTCCACGCTTAACTGTGTAGTAAGCATATTCATTAAACTCGTTGTCGCCCATTCTTGTGTTGTTAAGTGGATCTCTTTCTGTAGCGTCCCAGCCGTCATAACCGCCAGCAAGGACAGTTGTGAATCGATTGAAACCTTCGTCGAGAACCTGCTTCCAGCTTGAAGAGAGCGCAGTTAATGAAGTTCCTGCATTACGCGAACCAGAAACCCACTGGGCTCCACCGGTTGCGGTATAGGATTTAAGATCGTCGAGCGTGAATACCCAAGAGTATTCTGTATTGGTGCTTGGTGTAAATTGTTGTGCGCTCATGTGAGAAGGAAGTGGACGAAGGACGTCCAAGTTACTCTTATCAAGTTTTACGCTGCCCGATTTTGTTGTGTCTGCTCCAAAATATGCATGCTTTGGATTTGAAACCGGTGGAGTTTGTGTATTTTGGCGCAGCGGCACTGATGGGAAAATAACCGAGCATGTTGTCTGCATCAACGGCTGGAATGCCTGGGCGATGGCAGCGGATTGACCGAGACCTTTGGGGACTGCGAGGTCCGCGGCCTCGATCTCTGCGGTCCAATCATTGGGGGTGCCGGTGGCACCAGTATGATAGGAACTCAATGGC